AGGAAGAAACGCTTCGCTTTCAGCCTGAAGGTCTTCTCCTGCCTCTGCGAGGAGCCAGTCGAAGTCGAAGTCGAGGTAGTCGGGAGATCCATTTTCTGATGCAGAAAAATCCAGGGTGGGAGGCTGGCACCTGGGGGCGCTGGTAATATTAGAGCGCCCCAAACTCCCACCCTTTATCCTCGAGCCAGCCAATGGAACTCGAGCGGATAATTAACCGGGATTATGGACTATATATGTGCAGACCCTAAACGGGACTAACCAGTGTGCTAACTGTGAGGAAATATCTCTTGAAATCTCCGCGAGATTTGCTAATTGGGAACCAAAGAGTGGTGGTGATCCGAGGTAGGAAAACAGAGAACTCAGTGGAGAACTCGAGAATATCTGAGGCTAACTGAGAGGTAATCAGTCTTCTTAGTGCGCTGCGATTGCCTCACGGCAATCTCCGCTTTGCGAGATTTGCTAGAGGGGGGGTTTTCGGCGAAGGGATGGCAATATCTGTGCTAACTGAGAGGAAATCTGTGTTAACTTAGAGTCCGAATCTCATCGTGAGCCATGGGGCCCTGCCGGGCCCCCATGGCTTCACTCGAGATTCTCCGAATTATAAATTAGAAGAAATTTGGAGGGAAATTCACATATATACGTTGAAGAAACAGAGTCATTCACTTATGTCAGCTCCAAAAAAGAGAGAACTCACACGAACAGAATCAGTATGCCTCTCAGATACAATTTCAAAAAAAAAAGAGGAGCTTCCTTCCCCAGGAAACCCAGAGCTAGAACTGTTATCACAAAGACTGTCAGTAGTGGAGTCACACCTGAATATACTATGGGACCACCTAGAACAGGAGGATTCTGGGGGGTCGGACCTAGAAGACGAATGAATGAGCGAAAGGCTATCGACACAACTTTCGCTTTCGCAAACATTGGATCTGCTGCAGCAAACATTACTCTCATTAATGGCTGCGCTACTGGTACAGACTTCACTGAGAGAATTGGAAGGAAAATCCTTATGAAATCTCTGCTCTTAAGAGCAGAATTCCAACCAAACACAGCTGTGAACAACAGCATCGGTGAACAAGTCAGATTCATAGTGGTCTATGATATGCAAACCAATGGAGCAGCCCTGACAACCACAGATCTGCTCACAGCAGCAGCAACAAATGCCCCTAACAACCTCAACAACAGAGACAGATTTAGGATCTTAGTAGACAAGTACTTCGCAACACCTCCTGCCACTTTCGCTGCAGGAGTTCTTGCGAACGGAACGGGAACCTCCAAAGTGATCAAGATCTACAAGAGATTTAATCTCGAAACGATCTACTCGGGAACTACTGCCGTAGTAGGATCAATCCAAACCGGATCTCTCCACGTCTTTACCTTATCCGGAAATCAATTCGTAGCAACCGAATGGGTAGCTCGAGTCAGATTTGAAGACGCATAAAAAGAGTTAATTGCTTTTTTATTTGTTTTTAATTTCTCTTTGTTTTCCATCGTTACTGGAAAACAGAAATAAACTCTTTAACCTCAACCACTTTAAACCGCGTAACCAAAGGACCCAAGTGACCCAACTCGAACAACTTTTTGTAATTTTGTTCCAAAGTGTAGTTGGAGAGGACAATAACAGGCAAACGATCCTTCTTGACAATTTGTTTACCTTTCTGTCGAAGAGTAACAATTTGTCCATCCAAAAAAGCATTCAACCATTGCATGGTCTTCGAATGCTTAAATTCATCCATAACACATAAATCATAGACTCCATCTTCGTATCCATCATAGAAGTCTTCGTCTCTAGGTACATGATAGATATTTAGATACTTGGAGAGATGCTCAATAAGGGAAGTCTTACCCATTTGGGGTGGTCCATATATGTACAACTGTTCCTGACGGAGATCTCTAGGTTTGCGGATATTTAAATTCAACCAAGTTGCAATTTCTTTATCCGCTAAATTATCCATATCCATAATATCTGCTTCCGCAATCTCATTCCAATCCAATTTATTTTTCTTTTCTTTTCTAACGGAACACCATGCCGCATACTCTTCTATCTTTCTCTTATTCATCATGAAGAAACCGGGGTCTTCACTATTGATTTCATCAATAGTCTTTCCATCTAATACGCTCTTCGCAACAAAGGCACTCTTTGAATCCTTCTTCTTCATCAGTGCATCCACATCGAGACCGTGTACAACATACTTGCCTCCTTTTACCACATATTGAACACACTTGAACTGGTTCTTCATAGCCTGGTAATTCCCATGCTTCCCCCCCACAAAGTCGAAAAATTCTATTTTTCTCGTACTGAACTCCTTTTTGAACTCCAACGCCAAGTGCAAATGCGGAGTACCATCCGCATGATCCTCTTCGGCGATGATGTACCATGTTAACTCTTCGGGGAACTTGGAGAGGAGTCTTTCCTGTGCTTGTTCCTTCGTCACAGAGCACTGAGGAAAGGTCAGGAAGAAACGCTTCGCTTTCAGCCTGAAGGTCTTCTCCTGCCTCTGCGAGGAGCCAGTCGAAGTCGAAGTCGAGGTAGTCGGGAGATCCATTTTCTGATGCAGAAAAATCCAGGGTGGGA